GGCTTACCGCCTGCTTTGCCAATTGCAGCAGCGCGCGCATCGTGCTCCTTCGCCTCCGCTTGACGCAGAGGGACACCAGCGGCTTCGAATCTCGCTTGCGCTTCATTCTTCTTCGTCTCCGCCTTCGTCTTCTGCAGCTCCGCCTGCTGCTGCGCTGTCTGACTCGCCCTCTTCAGCAGATCCACCGTCTGCGGATCATACGGTTTGCTGAGGAACTTCTGTACCTCTGGGTTCTTCGCTTCTTCCGGGAACATCAGTGGGAAGGTCATCCGTGCCTTGTCCCAGTCCGCCGCCGCTGTAGGTGAATTCTCGTGGATCGTATCCAGCACACTGCCTACATGCCCCCACAGCTTCGCTTGCTGCTGGGCCTGATGCACCTCCAGTGCAGCCCCACTCTCTGCCAGCTTCGCTCCCTTCTCCATGAACTGAGAGCCTTGCTCAATCAGCCCGTGCTTCATGTAAGTTTCGCCGGCGGCGAAGGCGAGGTCAGCGGCATTGTAGGATTGCCCCGCAATCCCGCCTACTCCTCCCTGCGTGCCCGGCGCGCCTCCCGCACCTGAGTGCGACCTTCCTTTCAGTTCCATCATCGCCGCTGCCTGCGCATCTAGCAACTGCTGCGTCTGCGCAATCTCCAGCTTTCCTTTCGCTAGTTGCTGCATCGCCTCCTGATGCTGGTCACCTGCCGCCTGCTGCTGTGACTGGTACTGGCCTGCAGCCATGTACCCACCCATGAATCCGCCTACTCCGTCAGCCATTTCAGCCTCCCGGTGAGGTTACTGTGTAACCAGGATAAATCCCGCCATACGGTGTGCCAGCGCCGGGTGTCCCGGCGCTTGAATAATTCCCTTGTGGACCAAACATCTTCATCGCACTACCACCCTGTGCCAGCAGCTGTTGGATCTGCTCAAATGATTGGCCCTGCGCGGCGATCGCATTCGAGTTCGCTCCATTCGCAACCGACCCGTAGCCGGCGGGGTTCTGCGTCAGTCCGCTCAGGCTGGCTAGCAGCTGTGCTTGTTGCTCATACGCGGTCGATGCGTACTGCTGGCCATACTGCTCCAGCGCCACTCCCTGTGCACCACCAGGATTCGCTGCAAAGTTCCTGGCCACCGACTCTGCTCCCTGGTCTTTAAAGAACTGATAGCTCGGCAGTTTCGTAACCGACGACGGGTCGGCCATGAGCTTGCTCAGCTGATCCCTATACTGTCCCTGCGCGTCGAACAGTTCCTGTTCCATCTCCAGCTGCGACCCAGCCATTCGATTCGCCTGTCCAGCGGCCTTCCCTGCCTGGGAGGCAGAATAGGCTCCGATCCCGACACTCGCGACTGCAGCGGCCGCAGCTGTTATTGCGCCTGACATGAAAGCTCCTTCATCAATTGTTTACCACGTTCTAGGACCGGTTGAGCCGCACTAAAGTAACGTGCCTCCAGCACTTCGATATCCTGGCAATTATCAAAGTTATCATGCCACGTTTGTACTAGGATGTTCGTGTACGTATAGGCTACGCTGTGGAAACCCGGCTGAGTATGAATCACCGCCGGCGCACAGAAGTCCCTCGGGCCGTCTGGCAGCAGCAGGGCAGCCTTGCCGCGCAAGAGCTTCACAATATGCCCTTCCTTATGCTCTCTTCCTACGAAGTAGATATCTCTTGGCAGTTCCATTTCTCGTATATACCACATATCCTTGAAAATGTGTCGAACCGGTAGCAGTTCTCCTGCGTGTTTTGACAGCTGATACGCCATCATCGCTACCCGATCGTTCCATGCCACTGCAGGCTGATCTAGGATTGCAGGGAGTTTCATGATTGCCCTGTATAGATACCATTGACGAAGTGCAGTGTCACTCCCCCCACCACCACATCTTCAGTTTTTCCGGGATGCAGTACATTGTATAGATTACGGAACCAACCGCTCCAGGGTTGAGTAAAGGCTCGCACAGGCTCGCCTTCTTTCCTTTCAATTACTGATGCCCCCCGAGGCGGCGGAGAATTCAGGACGGTCATAGTGTTCCTAAGCCTAGTAACAGGCTCCCAGATTTGATTCGAAACGGCGTATTACGGAGGTGACGCAGGTGATAAGCCCGACGGTAAAAAGACCCTTCATTGTCGATGTACGGGCGCTTCTGGCTCAGATCCACATTCCGGAAGTTCGACCATTCAGAAGGATCATAGTCATTGTCGTTATACCGGACGTTCAAGGCACTCCCAGGCGTCTGATCGGCGTGGAAACGTAGGAGGTTAAGCATCTTGATCTTGTCCACTCCTGCATCGAAGTTCGGAGTGTAGATGTCAACCGGAAACAGCACTCCGTTGTCGTTGGGGAATACCTTCGCCACATCAATATCCATGATCAGGCCGTTTGAGAGCTGAGCGATGTGAGGGGCGGCGATGCCCTGACCAAATGCTCCTTGATAGCTTGTCCCAACTACCGGATACGCATTCCCAACCGGGTCGGTCCAGATGTACCACTGCTGCTGATCAATATCATAGACGAGGCAGAGGTTCAGATTCTGTATATTCATCCCATAGAACCTGTGCCCGGCATGCTTAAGCACCCAGCTAACCAACCCTGCACCGCCGAACTCAGTGCTTACCTCTACCCCGTCTAATATCTTCTCTACCGCTGGGGTAGAGATGATCTTCGGGATCAGGCTATCCAGCTGCACCACCTGTGGGCTAACCGTCTCATTCGAACTCACCCAGAAGAGCGAATTGTCAATCGACTTTACGCTGTACGGCGCGAAGCATCCGAGGGGGATCTGCGAATCCGGTACAGGGGAAAGTGGACTGCCTGGAGCAGGATTGCTGTTGTTGAAGAAGACCTGGGTAGTAGACTGCTTAAAGGCGATGATATAGCTGAGTTGCTTAGCAAGTGCTACTCCTTGGTCAGAGGTAGAATTGGCGGCGATTACATTCAGCGGATTCCACGTCGCCCCGTCATTCAGATTCGATCCCCAGATATTCCCACCTACATCCATCACATAGGTAGTTCCGTCTAGATACGCTACACCGGGTACTAGGTTAGGAAGATTGAAGCCAAACGGAACGGCGGGGATGTTGCCTGTAATCTCCGTAACCGTCTGGGCAGCAGGGTCGAGTAGGTACTGATTAAACGGACCCACTAGGATCACGGTTAGAGGATTGCTAGTAATCGTCTCGAAGGTATACGGTACGTTCCCAGTCTGCGGCTCTATTGTACCTACTACCGTTCCACCAACTCTCAGAGCACTTCCCGTGACGGTAATCAAATTCCCTACCCCAGCAATCCTTGGGGATTGGTAAATCCCGCACCCGGCACCTCCGCTGATACTCTGAAAGAATGCATTTCTCTTCATCCCAGGACGCTTGTAGATCCAGAATTGCTCGTCCTTCGGGTCGAATTCTACATATCCGTTATACAACCGGGAGTCTTTGACAAGCGGAGCTTCCCCATCTCTCACCTCTAACGGAGCGTAGAGAGGAAAGCGGTCGGGCAGTTCGATTCTCTGTGGCATCTCAGTAGCGCCCCACTCGTTTACCTGAATAGCCCCCTCGGGGGTCGGGCTGGAAGGTAGTCGAAGCATCTTCTACATCCCAGTTCAGCAACCCAGCTTCGTAAGAGAGTGATTTCGAAGCACAGCGATCAACTACCTCCTGTGGCATGCCGGTGCAGATCTGATCCGCTAGTCCCCATTCCAGACATAATGCCCATTCAGGCGGGAAGGCCATGGTATCCGTCAGGTTAGAGAAGTTTGGGATCTGTCCGTCTACTACCAGGTGGACCTCCCCCAGCGCGGCCTGCGCATTAGGAGTCATCCAGAGATTTACCACCATGCTTAAGCCTGGCGTACTAGGGACCTGAAGCTGCTTATCCACGTAATAAGAAGTAATTGTACCCTGCTGCACGGTAGTAGACAGGGTGTTGAATTCATTCCTGCTGATCATACTCAAGGGACGCTTCGAGAGCGAGTTAGGCTCGAGGAAATATCCGCTATCTATGATGCGTCGGGGGCGGCTGATCGACGTGACATCTCCAAGAGGGCCGAAGGTATAAGCATTCTTCCCCGCTTGTAAAACTGGGGCCTTTAGCGCTACGTCCTCCTGCACCCACAGTATTGCCCCCTGGGTCTGCAGGTAGTTCACATACTTATTCAGCCTGCGCATGTTCTCTGCAAGCTGTTCACCTGTAGGTTCTCTACCTTCTCCTAATTTCCCTGCATCCTTCATCCCATCACAGATGACCTGATAACAGGTACTCGGGGCTGCTGCAGCACTTGCGGTTGTCATTTGTCGAAGTCCAGTAAGATGAAAAAGGCCATCGGGGGGTCTGAAACCTTAAACGGAGTCAACCATAGCGACCCCTCCCAATTGTCTGGGGAGGGTATCGCATGGTCGAAGCGAATGTTGGAGCGAGATTCCAGTGGCATAAGCACACTGTCCGGATCCCAACTGAGTATAAAGCCCATCTTTTCTTCGATGAGCCAGGCGGCGGAGGAGAGCTTCAACAGCTTTTGCTTGGTTGGAATCTCGATCCTGAACTCATCGGTGACCTGACCGCTTATTCTGAAGGTCAGATTACGCTGAGTTCCGCCGGCAATCTCGGTTAGGACGGTCATTTTATCGCTCCTTCTGAGCGCAGTGGAAGTCCGCCGTCATAGTCGTCGCCGCCGCGGTCGCTCCATTACTGAGAGAGAGCGTTGGGGCAAGGTTGACGGTGGTAAACATGATTGGGGCCTGAACACCCTGAGACTGATAGTTGTAGTTGGCTAGTACCGGTCCGTTCGGGGGGTTGAGACTGAGACCTGTGACTGGGTCAACAGCGCCAGAACCGCTCGACGGCAGGTAGCCTACGAGAGGAAAACCTGTCCATGCGTAGAGGTTCTGATTGCGGTCGATGAAGAATGCGAGGTCGATATAGCTGTTGTTCGCGAGCGTGTACGCGGAGGTCGGAATGGTGAAGGTATTTGTGAATCCAGCACCAGTCGGACTGCCACTATTACTCGCAATGTTGATCAGCACCAGGTTATTGGCTGCACCTGCTGCTTTGTAGAAAAACAGGCCATCTACTACGTTCCGTGCGCCCGCTGAGAAGGGAGTAGCGGTAGTGATGCAGAGGCCTGCGATGAACGAGGCGGTAGATGCAGCGGCGATCTGCAGTCGCGCGAGGTAGAAGAGCTTCTTCATTGATCCACTGGTCGCGGGCGGGTTGTTGCCGGTACTGGGCAACACGAACGCCGCTGCGGATTGGATTGACTCGAAGTTTCCTGCCGCGGCACCGGTGGTGAAGAGGGCGGTACCGCCATCTCCTGCCGCATTCGCCACCGTTCCACTGTTCACGTTCGTGACAGTGTAGGCGCCGAGATCCAGCCCGGTGAAGTCGTCTGCGAATTGCTCGTAGAAGAACGGATTTCCTGC